CGAATCATAACATGGTTGGTAAGGGCTATACTTGGCCAGGATCTATAGAGTCCTATCCCTTGACCGATTGCATACCGGACCAACCTAGGTTGGCCCGATGTGCGGAAGGAAAAGGAGATAGTTCTCATTAGAGTTCCCCACGCTTCAGCTATCAACTTGGCTGGGACTGTCCTTGAGGACAGCACCAAGTCAAGAATGATAGATTGCAAGCTAACAGGTAGTCGATCAGTTGCTGATTTAAGGTCAAGGGAGTAAAAGGACGTAAGTCCTTTTGCTACCATGACTTTATATCAGTCAAAGACTTTCTCCTGGTGATACGTACAATCCTGGGGTAAACCCCGGAGGTACCGTATCAGGACATCATGCAAGGGACGTAGTGTCCCCTGCATGAGCCAATTACCAAGAGCGATGTAGCGTTTCTTACCACCTAAGTCATCGAACGCGGCGAGCCGTCCAAGGACGAGCCCACCTTTGTTCTTTAACTTAGGACAGGTAAGAAGCCAACATCGCAGGCGGTTCATCTCATCAATCCCTATGCTGAGACCACGATAAATGTAATAACCTAAGTTATTCATCATGGAATGGTCCCCCTGCAAAAGGGGTGATGAGTTGTACCACCTGGTGATCGGTCCCCTCACAAGGACCAATCACCTATCGGTAAGTCCAACGAGAAGGTCTCTAAGAATGGCAAATAAGCCCTTCCCATACGGACCTGATACACTCCACTGCCTGCCCAGCTGTAAAGCTGGATGCAGATAGTCTTGTGCATTAAGTACCGGTGGGAGGGACTTAAGAGCCTTCTCAGCTGATCGGAAGCCTAATCGTTTCCAACAAAGCATTAACTCCCCTGCAATCCGGTCGGTATTAGCAGCCTGACTCCTAGTTTGGGGGTCAGTGATACTACTAATATCGATCGGGACAGGGAAAGTTAAAACTTTGTGGAGACGTATTGCCGTGACAACCACAATCTTGTCTCAGAGTGATAAGGAATTCCAACTCCTTATTACCCTGATCAAGTATTGTGGCAGTCCCACACCAGGTTTAACTTTAACCCAGTGTGGAGACTGCTCAAGGGGCACTGTTTTGCCCTCAAGAATGAACTTCTTGAAGACAATTCAGTGCTCCTTTAGTTGCCCAGTCAAGTATGCGACGTCACTACGACGAAGTATACTTTTCTGGTACTCGGTAATGATCTTAACCATGTTGTTTCCAACACTGGACACTACGAGGATTAGTAGCAAGCTACTAATCTTCCGGTGTAACCAGACTGCTTCC